GTCGTTCCAAAATCTCTAACCTTGTCACTGCTGTTGTCTTCCCTGCCCTTGAACCGAAGACGGGAAGGCTCCGTATCAATGGGACTCCTGTACATTATGATTCGTTTATCCAAAAAATACTTACTGGGAATGAGCAGGCTAAGAAGGAAAATAATGATTATTCTTGGAAAGTAATTACATATAAAGCTTTAATGGATGACGGGAATCCTTTATGGGCTTCATGGTTTGGTCATAAAGAGATGGAGAGAAAAAAGAAGTTTTATGCAGACTCAGGAACTCCACAGAAATTCTATCAAGAATATATGATGGAGGTTCAAAGTGAAGAAGACTCTATATTTACTAGAGACCATGTAAAATATTGGGATGGTCAGTTTGTAAAGGATGAAGAAACATCTCTTTCATATGTTGTTCCTGACGGAGAAGACCCTCAGCCTTGCAATATATTTGTAGGAGTTGACCCTGCAACTGATTCTGCTCGTAGAAATTCAGACTATAGTGTATTAATTGCTGTAGCTGTTACACCTAATAATAATATATATGTTTTAGATTATGTAAGGAATAGAACTCTACCTGTACTAGGGGTTCCAGGTACAGACCAAAAAGGGATTGTAGATTACATATTTGATTATGCTAAATTCTATAAACCTACATTGTTTACCATTGAAGATACAACAATGAGCAAGCCTATATTTCAAGCTATAAGAGCTGAGATGAGAAGAAGAAATGAGTTCACTATTCCTTTTAAGGAGGAGAAACCTGGAACTCGAATGAGCAAAAGAGATAGAATACAAGAGATATTAGCTCAGCGATTCGCTGTGGGTCAAGTTCATATAAAGAAAACTCAATATGATTTACATAGAGAGATAATGACCTTTGGCCCTCGAATGGCACATGATGATACTATAGATGCTTTAGCATATGCATGTAAATATGCACATCCACCACAAGGGCTTTCAGAGTCCAAAAGTGGTTGGTATAAAAAGAAACCTAAAGCTAAAAGCTGGGTAACAGCATAGTGAATGGGAAAGGTGATAAGTATAGAATTAAATGGTCAAAAGAATATGCAAGCAACTTTGACTTAATATTTAATAAAGGAGATAGAAATGCAATCAAGAAATATAAGTGCAAGACCGATTATAAAGGATGTAAATCAGAAAAACGAGATTGTGAATGCTCTAAATAATGCTAGTAGTCCTGACGATGTCATGAAGATACAACTAGTATTAAAGCAAAAATTAGATGATTTTTTTGGAGAGAAGTTAAGTATAGATGGCAAAAAAGGACCCATGACTAGCAAGTATTTAAAACAATATTTATTTTCCCATGTTGATAGTGATAGCAATAATGTAATGGAGATTTTAAATTCATTTAAAGAAAACAAAGAAA